AACATTATTAAAAGCACTTACCGATGAGCCGTCAGAAACTGACACTTTGATAAATGAGCCGCTTACATTGGAAACATTAAAATCATTTACAAACTCATTAATCCTTAAATAAAATGGACGAAAAATTATTGGCCGAATTGGCAAACATCAAAACAGGCTTAGAAACTAAAACAGCCTTAGAAGTTAAAAGCGCAATTGAAGCGTTTGAAACAAAACTTTCTGCATCAAACAAAAATCAGTTTGAAGCCGAATTAAAATCAGTTACCGATGCAATGGAATTGAAATTGCAAGCAGTACAAGCACACGCTGATAAACTTGACATTAAATTGCAAGAAAAAACAATTGCGACAAAAGAAGAAGGATACCAAGAAAGAATGGAGAAATCTATTTCTGAAAAATTCGTGGATATCAAAGAAGTACGCAAAGGCAACGCGATTCAGTTGAAAGTAGTTGGAGATATGACGCTTGGTGTTAATCTAACAGGGGCACAGCCTAAAGATTATAACTTTGATGTCGTGATGATACCGGGTCAAATGGTTAACGTTGCCGATTTAGTTGGAAGTGTGAACATCGACGGTGGTACTTATACATTCCCACGTGAAGGAGCTGGAGAGGGTGCGATAGCGACTCAAGTTGAGGGCTCAAGCAAAGCGCAAAGAGATTACGACTTTACAATGGTTGACGTAAACACCGACTTTATCGCTGGTTTTACACGTTACTCCAAAAAAATGGCCAACAACTTGCCTTTCTTAACTTCATTCATTCCAAAAGCGTTAAGACGTGATTACTTCATTGCTGAAAATTCAATTTTCAACACTGTTTTAGCTGGCGCAGCAACTGCATCAACTGAAATCATCACAGGACAAAACAAAATTGAAATGTTGATTAATGAAATCGCAAAACAAGAGAATTTAAACTTTCCTGTTAACGGTATCGTAATTCGTCCTTCTGATTATTGGGATATCTTGAAAACTGAAAAATCAACAGGCGCGGGTTACGGTTTACCGGGCGTTGTAACTTTTGACGGTGGTCAATTGAGAATTAATGGAATTGCAATTTACAAAGCAACTTGGTTAGCTGCAAACAAATATTTTGTAGGAGACTGGACACGCGTAAACAAGGTTAATACACAAGGTTTGTCCTTAGAGTTTAGCGAAGTTGAAGGAACAAACTTTGTAAAAAATAACATTACGGCAAGAATTGAGTCTCAAACAGCTTTAGCAGTTGAGCAGCCAGCCGCTTTAGTTTACGGAGATTTTACAGCAGTATAATATTTTGGTTAGTTAATTTTAAAAACCGTTTGTTAATTCAAACGGTTTTTTTTATATCTTTGAAATAAATAAAAACATTATGAAAAAGTACAAAGTAATCAAAGCGTTTTTTAAGTTGTCAGAACAGAAGAATTACGAAATAAATGACACTATTGAATTATCAGACAAAGATGCGAAAGCGATGGATTGGTATGTGGTTGAAATTAAAGCCAAAAAATAATGACAAGTTATTTAGACGTAATATCATTAGCACAAGCTAAATTATACTTAAAAATCGATTCGCTTCAAACTGAAACGGACGACGAAATTACAAGTATGATTAAGTCAAGTTTATCGTTTATTGAAAAACGAACAGGACATATATTTTTAACCAAAAATAAAACGTTTTATTCGTGTGCTTTGACTAATAGCGTGATTGTTTATGATTATCCCATTGACAATACGGTGACTTTGTTAAATATTCAATATAGACAAACAAATGCTATTGTGCCAACGGTTGACGGTTCAGCATTATTAACACTTGGATATTCTGATGTTGACGATATCCCAAGTGAGTTAATCGATGCCGCTTTGCAAATCATTAAAGTATGGTTTTACGAAAGCGAAAAACAAGAAAATACATCGTTGATTCCTTTGAGTGTGTTACAGGCAATTGATACTAATAGACGATTTATATGATATCCAGAAAATACACAAAAGCAATCGGAATATGGAAAACTACAACTATTCCAGATGGTTATGGAGGCAACACTGTAACTACTGCTTTGGTTTATTCCGTTTGGGCTAATGTAGAAACAAAAAGAGCGTATAGAACTAATGAAAATGGTCAAAACGATAACTTTGTTCAAACTATATTTACTATCAGAAACCGTTACGATATTGATCTAAATATTGAAGAAAATTTCATTAAATACAACGGTTTAATTTATAACATCGATTCTATTTTAAACAAGGATTTAAACAATATTGACATAGAAATCTATGGAACTCAAAGGATTTGATAAAGTTGTAGCAAACTTAAAAAAGTACGGAAAAGAAGCTGAAAGAGATATTGAAAATGCTACAGAAGTTGCTGCAAGAAATATCGAACTTTATGCAAAAAGCACGGTAGCGGCAAATTTTGGAAAAGCCGGTCAATCTATAAAAGCAGTTGAGCAAGATAAAACGCATTGGAATATTGAAGCTGGCGGTATTGTAGCTCCTTATGTTCCGTATATTGAATTTGGAACAGGTGGATTAGTTCAAGTGCCAAATGAATTAAAAGAACAAGCATGGCTTTTTAAAGGTAAAGGAATTAAAGAAGTAAATTTAAGAGCGAGACCGTTTTTATATCCAGCATTGTTAAGAGGTCGAAAAGAATATTTAAAAGCATTGAAATCATTATTAAAAGACTATGGTAAATCCAAATAAATATATTCGTAAAGCTATTTACGACGCAATTAATGCTACATATCCGTGTTTCGATACGCAAGTAACCGGAAAACTTAATCCTACGCAATACGTTATTATATCAACACAAGACAAAGAAGATATTAACGCAAATAAATGCGGTCATAGGTGGGAGGTCGCTACGTTATTAGATATTGTATGTATTTACAACGGCGCCGGAAATGTTGGCAGTCGCGTTGCTAACGATGATATGGAAAATGCTATTTTAGGATTGATTGCAAATATTCAAATATCGGGTTTTACGGTTAAAAATCGCGTTTATGAATTTCCATCTAATTTAGATACAAGTACAAGTACGCAAACGGTTTATCGCTCATTTATAAGGCTGATTTTGACGCTTGAATAAGTGCTTTTTGATATGCGTTATGCGCTTCAATCTCATTAATAAAATATCCTAAATGATAAGATTTTTTATTAATATATATTCTTGATTGCCATTTATTAATCTTATTATGCCATCCAACACCAACATATTTACTACTGCTTTTAATATGTTTTTGATTAGAATTTTCTCTTGCTGTTACAATTTCTAAATTTTCTAAACGGTTATCTATTTTATTAAAATTAATATGATTGATAATTAATTCCATTTTACAAGAAACGTGATTTAAAAAAGATTCAGCTACTATTTTATGAATGCTTTTATTTTTTTGCTTTCCATTTTTACATAATCCAACGCTATAATATCCATTGTTTACAAGTATTTTTTTTAATATTTTTTCTTTTTTATTAAAATTATTTCCTAGACTTTTAACATTTCCAAAATCAGAAACTTCGTAAATTCCTTCGTAGCCTTTTACTTCTTTCCAAATTTCATTTTCCATAATACAAAAAACCCGATAAAAAGCGATGCAAGGCACTTAAAATCGGGAATTTTATTAAATTGTTTATATCGCTTGCATTCGACAATACAAATATAATGTTTTTTTACATAAATCAAAAGTTTTTTTATATCTTTGAATTATTAAAATTATAAACTTAAAACAATACAGCTATGTCAGTAAAAGGCGAAAAAGGAATTATCTACATTTACACAGGTGCTGCCTATAAGCCAGTAGCTTGTTTAACTTCAAACAGTTTAAATACAACTGTTTCAATGATTGAATCACAAACCAAATGTTATCCAGGAGTTGTTAAAAAAACGGCTGGCTCATTTAGTTATACAATTGATGCCGAAGGGGAATACATCGATACTACAACGGTTGGAGGCGATACGGCTAAACAATCACACGATGCATTATTTTTAATTCAACAAGCTAAAACATTAGTTGAGTGGAAACTAGATACAAATATTGACGATGCTACATCTATTAAATACTTTGGAAGTGGTTATATTACTGATTTAAGCGCAACTTTTGGAAGTGGTGACGAAGTAACTACGTTTAGCGCAACTATTGACGGAGACGGCGCAATTGTATTAGTTGATCCGAACGCCTGAACTAGCGTTTTCAATAATGTTTTTAGCAATGAATTTGCATAACCTTAAATAGACAAAATGGACAATACAGCATTAAAGGCGCAAATAGACAGCCAAATTACAAACGAAACTACGCCCGCAGGAATTACGCCAACAGACGTTGGAACTAATTTAAAAGCAGTTGTTGATTATGTGGATCAACAAGTAGACTTTAAAATTTATAAAGCTAAACTTTCGCAGTCTGGAACGGATAACATAACAGGTGTTATATTGAAAAACGACACTTTAAAAACTTTTACTTACACAAGAAATAGCACCGGAAGTTATTCAATTAATTTCTCGTCTGTTTATTCAGATTTAAACAAAGTTGACATTTACATTCATTTGCAAAATGGAAGTTATGCAGCTCCGCAAGTATTGATTGATAATTTAGGAGTATTGGCAACAATAGAAACTAAATACTGGAGCGGCACTGATTTTGTTTTGTCAGATGGTATTTTACAAAACGCAACTATTTATTTAATTGTTCATAATTAATCTATGAAAAAAATAAATTTATTTATAGGTGGTGAATATCGAGATTTTTATTTTGGGCTTGGTTTTTTAGGTAATCTTTTAGACAAAGAGGGTTTGATGGTTCATCAAATTGATGATAAAATTAAAGAAAATCCATTTAAATGGGTGCCGTTAATTATGTTTTATTCTGCTGCCTTTGGTTATGCCAGAAAAAGTGAAAATGCTCCTTTCGATAGTTTCGATGTTGCAGACTGGATTGATAATTTAGAGCCTAACAGTACTATAATTATTGATTTCTTCGCAGCGTTTAGAAACTCTTTACAAAAAGACGTTCCAGAACAAAGAGAACAATCTAAAAAAAAAGTGACGAAAAAATAAACTGGAGCGAAGATGTAATATCCTTCGCGCTTGGAGAATTAAAATGTCCTGATTTGGATTTCGTTTACGATATGACGTGGGCAGAATTTCAAATCAGGCTTTTTGCATATAAAAGGCAAGATTTGTATAAATGGCAAATATTACGAGAATTAATGTGGACAACATATATAGCACCGCATCAAGATCCAAAGAAAATGCCAAAACGAAAAGAAAATTTCTTACCTTTGAATGGTGACAAAAAAATAAGCGGACAAGTATCACAAGAGCATAAAGATAATTTTATAAAAGCATTCCAAAAATGGCAACAGGAAACAAATTAGAGGTTCAAATTGGTGCGGATGTATCTGATTTAAAAAAAGGGATTACCGAGGCAGTTATTGCTTTAGAAAAATTACGACAACAAAAGTCCGCTAACTTAAAAGTGGGCTTAGATGTTTCTGCTTTAAATACTCAAATTGCAACTGCTAAAACTAATTTAGCAGGATTACAAAAACAAGTATCTTCCACAACTACATCGATGGGAGGGTTTGCAAAAGGAACTGCAAACGGATCTAATGCTTTAATGCAGTTTTCAAGAATTGCACAGGATGCCCCATACGGAATTATCGGAATCGGGAACAACTTAACGGCAACAGCAGAGGCGTTTTCATATTTAAAACAATCTACAGGCTCAACAGGTGGAGCATTAAAAGCTTTAGCAAGTTCTTTAATGGGCACAGGCGGTATTTTGTTAGGAATATCTTTATTGACTACAGGACTTACTTTATTATCTCAAAGCGGCTTGAGCGTTGGTGATATTATAGATAAAGTTACGGGTAAATTTGATGAATTTGGGGGCGCAATTAAAAAAGCTAGTGAAGAAGCGGTGAAGTCAACGGCTGGTGAATTATTTGGATTAAAAGCGTTAGTTAGCGCGTCGCAAAACAAAGCGTTATCCGACAAAGAAAGATTATTAGCCGTCGAAGATTTACAAAAGCAATATCCTGGGTACTTTGGAAACTTGTCTAAAGAACAAATAATGACTTCTAATTTAACAGGTGTTGTAAATGAGCTTACAGCGGCTTTGTTAAACAGAGCTATTGCAGAAAAATTAGCCAGTGCAAGCGCAGACATTCAATTAAAAGTTTTTGCTGCTAATGCTAAATTAGTTAAGCAAAAAAATGAAACGTAAAAACTTGAACAGCAATTAATAGCATTAAGAGCTGGTGCGACGAATGACGAACTATACGCAGACAATCAAAAGTTTATTGCAGTTACTAATTTAAATGGACTTGTAAATAATTCTAAAAAAGCTGAAAACGATTATAGACAAGAAATTTTATCTGGCACAAAAGCACTAGAGAGAAGGCAAAATGTTATAAACACCTTAACAGCATCAAGTATAAAACTAAGTGAGTCAACAGGTGGTAAAACAAAATCAGCTCCTACAGTTTTTGAAACTCCACAGGTATCAGGATTACAAAGTTTTATTACTCCATTAGAATTAACTCCTATTATTGACACTTCAAAAGTAAGCACGTCAATGAAATTGATTTCTGGGATTATTTCAGATGAATACGCAAGTACATTGCTTTTAATGGCTCAGTTTAATGATGATGCAAGTGCATTAGTTGAAGGAAGTCTAACATCTACATTCAATAATTTAGGAACGGCAATTGGTGAAGCTTTAGCAAGTGGACAAAATGTATTTTCCGCTATTGGAAATTCATTACTTGCAAGTATTGGCTCTTTTTTATCTGAAATGGGAGGGCTTTTAATAAAGTACGGTACTTTAGCAGTAGTTAAAGGAAAATTAGATTTAGCAATTGCCACAGGCGGACCAATAGCAATTGGCGCAGGATTAGCCGCGATAGCCGTTGGTGTTGCATTAAAAGCAGTTGGAGGCGCAATAGGTTCAAAAGCTAAAGGAGGCGCGCAAACATCATCTTCAACAGGTAACGGTGCAAATAATACATCATCAACATCAGGCGGCACTGGCTGGAGTGGTGGCGCAAACAATACGTATGTTTTTGAGATAGCTGGAACTTCATTAATTAGCGTGTTAAAAAACACAACCGAACGAAACTTAAGAATAGGAGGAAATTAAATGGAAAAATACTTCATACAAAATAATACAACAGGTTATTTAGTTCAAATATTTGAAGTTGGATTTGAAGGTATTTCAACTGAAATATTTGGAAAAATTTCGTTTGATAAAGGGAATGTAGACAACATACTTGATACTATTCGCGGAACAGGTTTAAATTTACAATTAGAAGCTAATCCATTATTGACGTTTGATGAATTTTCAGATGCAGACGAACGCACCTATACGGTTAAAGTTACGAATAGTACAGGAATAGTTTTTAACGGATTTCTTAAGCCTGACGGAGTAACTCAATCATTCGTACGTGATTTATGGGTAGTTGATTTAGATTTTATTGACGGTTTAGGATCTTTGAAAGATTTGTCATTTGTAAAAAGCAATGGATTTACGTTTACCGGAAAATTATCAATGTTTCAAGTTATAGAAGCGTGTTTGGCCAGAACCGGTTTAGTAATGACAATAAATAGCTTTGTTGATATTTATTATATTGGATATTCAGGAACTAACATTTTAAAAGATACTTACATAAATTCAGAGCGTTTTGTTAAAATAGATGAAGATACGATTATGACGTGTGAAGAAGTTTTAAATTCAGTGCTCAATTTATTTTCCGCTTGCATCACTCAACAAGATGGCCAATGGTGGGTTTATCGGCCAAATGAATTTAATTTAAGCGCAACTTTTATAGACAACACGTTAAACACAACTTTTATAAAGGGATTATACAAAAAAATAGGCTCTCAAATAGATAATTATTACCCACATCATTGCGGAGGAAATCAACAAATTCAAACAAAGGGAGCAATTAGTGCGTATCGTTTGAATTATAAATATGGGTTTAAAACTTCAATGAATTTAAATCCAAATTTGCATCATGATAGCGCCCTGGTTTATGATGATTGGATAAAAGCCAGTAACTTATATGGATTTGTTCTAATTAACGATTTGAACGATACTATGGGGTTAATAATGGAAACAAAATGGATTTTAGATTATCCATTTCACAGGGAAATACTTCGATCTGATTCGGTTCCTGTTATTAATGGTAGCCCTATTGAATTAAAAGTTGAAATGACTTCATCAGGTATAGGAACATCTTATTTTGCTTTTAGTATAGTTCGTTCTGATGGTTTTTGGGCGGATGACGACGGTACATGGAAAAATACAGAAACAATAGTCAATGTGACGCAAACAGGAAAAGGTAGTTTTACATGGACGTTAAAAATGGATCCAGTAAATTCTGATTGTAATGTTTATACAACAATCAGAGGGGTTTTGTCAGACCAAATAACACCTCATATTGTAGAGATTCAATCATGCCAACTTATAAACAATTTCAATTACGATGGTAAAATAGGCGAATTTCACACGGTACAAAGAAATAACGCGCCAAGTTCATTAATTAAAGAAAATCAAGAAGTATACAATGGTGACAGTATTGGAGATGTTTTTATAGGCGCGATTTATAAAAGCGATAAAACAACGCTTACAACTATTTGGACACGAAAAAATAAAGTTGAAGAAAAAAGCATTTTACAAATAAGTGCGGAGGATGATATGCGTATTCAACAAAAGCCAATTAAGACATTTACAGGTGATATTTTAGGATATGTTCCGTATTTATCTACAATCGAAATAAATAACATAGATGGTTTGTTTATGTTTATAGAACATAGTTACGATACTGATTCTAATATTACAAAAGGAAAGTTACAACAGTTTTTTACTAGTGAAGTTGCTGATTTAAATTATAGTTTGACGTTCGACTATGGAAAAACTGTAAAACCGTCAATTCGTTCATAAATTTTTATTACTTTTACAATATGGATTTTTACAAAGGACAAGATCGCATTTTATATATAAAAGTACTAGGCAGTTACTTACCTATTGCTTGCCTAACTGACAATCCATTTAGTGAAACAAGCGAATTTATCGATACAACTACTAGAGATAATCAGGGTTGGACAACTTCAAGACCAATGATGCAAAGTTATAACATTTCATTTAGCGGCTTGCAAATTGTTACAAGCGTTGCAGGTGGGAACTTCAATGTAATTTCTTATGATAAATTGAAGCAATTAAAACGCTCAAAAACATTATTGGAGTGGAAAATAGAAGGTTTATTTCCAGTTATTGATTATGGAAAATGTTATATTCAGGAACTTTCAGAAGCTACAGCAGTTGATGAATTTTTGTCTTTTTCTGGCAGCTTAGTTGGTTTTGGTATTCCATTAACAACTACAAAAGGGACAGACGTTTTAAATAGTGGTAATCCAGATGAATTATTAGTAACTGACCCAACCGCAACACAAATAATTAGAACTAAGCAATTATGATAGATCCAAACGATATAACAACGGTTAGAGTCGACCAGTTGGTGCCAGGTAGTATTTTATTAACGGATATTTTCCCATTTGAAACACTTGTCGACCAAACTTTAAAGCAGGCAACATTTCAAGATTTAATAAATTTCATTAATATTCATTCAGCAGCTTTGCAATTTGAGGTTAAAGAAATGGCTGTAACTGAAACGTATATTAATGATAATTTTGATATTACCGGATTGGGAACGAATCTGTGTTTAGGCTTTGCAATTTGCAATGGTCAAAACGGAACTCCAAATTTAGACGGTTTAACTACTATTGCGTACGGAACAACATATACTAGTATTGGGGGGTTTGGAGGTTCAAAAGACGCAATAGTAGTTGAACATAGTCACGGTATTAAATACGCTTCTACATCAGGAGGGGTTAAATACCCTGAAACAGCTTATGAAGGTTACTTTACAAGTTCAGCCAATTTATGTCTTGAATGGGGAGAACAAAAAAATATTTTAAGAGAAGGTGAAGATAAAGAAAAACTTTTAAGTCCTTTTATCTTCTTTATGCCTGAGAATAAAGGTAGAGTTTTGCCTAACTCATCTATGGCTATGATAATTGACAATATTCGTAATATGGATATTGACATTCTTAAAATGAAACAAATTATCGCCAAAGCTACACCAGATGATTATATCATTGATATAGATGGATTGATGAATTTAGATTTAGGTACGGGGGATGAATTACAGCCTCTTGACTTAATGCAAATACATGCTCAAACTGGTAGGTTATATTGGAGTAGTAAAGGGGAGGACGGACAGTCAACCAATCAAGCACCAATACGTGCTGCTTTAAATCCTTTGGACGGTAAGTTAATGCCCCTTATTAATCACTACAACCAAGAGCTTAACTCTATAAGAGATTATTTGGGTGTAAATGAGTTTAGAGATGGTTCGGCTACAGCAGCCAGAACTGGTTTTAAATTTATGCAAGCTCAGAATGAAGCCTCTAACACAGCTACATGGTTTTTATACAGAGCTTACTATAAATCAGTAGGAGAATTAATACGCCAAATAGGTATTAGAATTTGGGACTCTTTAAACTATGGTAGTGTAAATAAAGGTTACTTAAAATATTTAGGTAAAGAAAAAATAGATATAGAAACAAAAACATTTTATAAATATTTTGTAGCTGTCAACTGGAAAGAAATAGCTAATTATTGTATACAAGACGCTATTTTAGTGAAAGAACTTGCTGACTTAATAATAAATAAGTTCGAAAATATAGGAGTATTCCCAAAAAAACTTTATTCCACAGCATACATTTCATATCAATATTTTAGTAAAAATACCAATTATCAAACAGTAGAAAAATTCTGGA